ATAACTCATCTGGAATATATAATCTAATGAGCCGGTAATAAGCGAATCGGCATCTATCTTAATAACCAATTCATACTCCTCCATTAGTTTTTTGGTGTAATACGGAGTAGCTCGATAAAACTTAGCATTATCATCCCATTTGTCCAATTCCTCTTGTCCTATAATTATAAACGGGATTTCCTCTGCCGAATGGAACTTGCGTAACGTATTCTCTAGCTGTTTCGCCCACTTTAGGTTGTTGTTGTCAGCAACAGTGAACATTACTCGTGGCTTCATTTGTTTACGATAAACTTTAATACTCCGTTTTTAAACTCAACCTCCAACTCATCCTCACTTGTTAATTGGGTAAGTGCGGTCCCCAATTCTTTTATTGCCTTAATAGGAGCTTTAAATACAAAGACCTTATGTTTATCTAATTGCATATATTAATGTGGCCTTAACGTTTTTAATAAAATCCACATCCTTAAATCCATAATCCCTAAGTGCATTGACTAACTGCAACGGGTTGTAACCACTCCAAACGTGGTACTCCATAATCATATTCTTAATTCGTGGTGCTACGTTAGCAAAGCTCTTATGACTGACAATCTCGCCCTCTGATCCCTCAACGTCTAGCTTTAGAAAATCACATACCTCAATTTTATTATCATTAAACAACTTTTCAATAGTAATAGCCTGTACCACCTCATTATCCTGTGGCTTATTAGCAATAGCGGTGTGTAATGAAAACATTGTGGTATTTTCATTATGGTAAAACGTAAGCTCTTTATTCTCAATATATACCGCTTTATCTACAATTTTAACGTTCTTAATATCGTTAAACTTGAGCATTTTATCAATAACCTCAATATGGGTTTTAGATGGCTCAACCGCAAATACTCGTTTGGCAAAGCCGGAAAAGTATTGGGAAGTAAGTCCTATATTAGCCCCAATATCAACAATAGTATTCATATCTTTATTTAGAAAAGGAACGTAGATTTTGTTAAGGTAAATTTCCTCTAATATTTCGGGGATATAAGCATTCTTGAAGTCCTTGTAGAATATTGCTTTCATTCTGCTACATAATATAGCAATTTAAAAATAATAGTCAAATAGAAAAGGGAGAGGTTGTTACACCCCTCCCTTTGTGAGTAACTTAGAGTCCGGCCTGATTGGCTTCGTTTTGAGCATCATAGGTAGTCTTAAACAAGACCACATACGACTCTGTACCAGCTAGTGCAGCAGTACCTTTAAAAGCGTGTTGTGAGGTTGACACTTGAGCAGCAATAGTCCCACCACCAAAAGTGGTAACAACATTTTCTTTGCTCCAAGTAATCATTTTCACATCGCTAGTTGCTCCAATTTTGGTTGGAAGTCCAAACACAACTGAACCTTCAGTAGTACCTACACCTAAGCGGGCCGAACCTGAACCTACACCTGCGTAAGTGAAAGTACCGGCACTAACAGAAGCAAACACCTTAGTTCCTTCGTTAGATGCGGCTGGCGTACCAGCTCCAGCAGTTCCGAACCCGATGGTTTCATTGATGGTAACACCAAATTGGTTTTTACCAACAATATAGGCTGACCCTCCAATATCAGCAGTTCCGACTACTGAAACATTAAGGTTACGAGGATAATCCAACAACACATTAGTTAGGACAAAAGCCTTAGCCTGAGTAGAAGTTCCACCTGACGCTGTACCAACCCAAGTCGATGAGTTAGTAGGGTTAAGAACAACGTATTGCTCATAACGGTCGATTTCATCAGGGGATACTTTATACCCTCCAAACTGTAGCTCTGGAAAATTCTTTTTCAAACTTGTCATATTTTTTCACCTCCTCCCATATAACTAATCAATAGTTATAATCGTTTGTCCATTTTTTAATCTCTGTATACGCTCCACTATCTGTTGGCCCCGCATATAGGCTAAACCCTTACGGCCTAAATATTTATCTATAGTCTTATTTGAGTTAATGGCATTACTTCTTAAATACGAAACAACTGCATCGGCACGCTCCCGAATTGTATCGGCATATTGGGCTTTTTTAGCCTTCATTAGTTCTTCGTTATATTTAATAGTCTTATCAACAATTTCCTCATTACGCTTAGGATTGAAGCCCGGGTCGCCTTTTGCTACAAAAAACTTTTGGTAATCACGCTTTTGATTTTCATTCATCCTCTAAGAGAATTAACTTTTAACCCCCTTAGAGCAGTTGCGGTTTGATTGTTTTGCTAACCCAAGTGTAAACCGCAACAAAAACCACTTACGCTTTCTTTTGCGTCAATCTTCCGTTAGCAGCCGGAGCAACACAGATAAGGTTAGTGAACCAAGCCATAGTGGCCTGATATGTAAGAGTATCCCTTCGTCTGATTAAAGCTCCACTTGGATCCTCAATCCAACCCATATCTGAGACTTGGAGAATTTTCCAAGTATCAAGGTTAACAATAAGAACTTCACCATCTGGAACATCAAAGTCCAAGAACACACCTACCTCACCTCTACCTGCTACAAAAGCCAAACCTTTCCAACCTCCTAAGAGTTCGGTTTCATTGACAGTACGCCGCATAGCGGTAAGCAAATCACCATATTTCTTATAGAGAGTTTTGTTCATGAAGATAGCAAACTTATCACCCATTTGAGCGTACTCAAGGGCAGCTAAGTATTTATCCTCAATCGCAGAAAGAGTCAAAGCCTCTGCGGTTGTGCCCAACTGAGGTGTCCATCCATAGGTAGAACGTGCTATACCAGCATAAGTGCTAGTACCAGTCGTTGAGGACAAAGCCGCTCTCATACCTTGGATTTCAGCAGTACCCGCACCTTCACCACTACCATCAACTCGGAATACCGAGTCATTAGCAACGATAGCCGGAGCGCCAGTTACGACAACAGTGTTTCCACTAATTGACGAAACAGTTCCCAAATCTGCAGCAGCAGTACCAATCCCGATTACCATTCCTGCCTGCACATATTTTGCAGCAGCAATATCATTGTTGACAGTTCCGTACCAGTCAATGGAACGACCATCATCAAGATTTGCGTCAGGATACATAAGGGCTAAAGTACCTTCGCCAACAGACGAGGCAACTTGCGAGATAATGCCTGTACCATCAGAAAAGTATTGACGATTGACATCCTTAGAAAAGTCAGATGCTAAAGTTCGAGCCTGAAAGGTCAGTTGGTTTTCCACTGCACCTTTGGTGGTTTTGGTTGCATCTATAGTTAGCTTCGAAATATCAAACGTACCAGTCAAGATTTTGACGTTAACGCTTGCCTGTCCGATAGATGAGCTACCTGATACTAATGAATTTCCGTCATCAGCCAAATTGGTAATTCCTCCATGACGACCAGAACGTACAGGTGCATAAAAAGTATTATTAATAAAATTTGTGCCCTTGCTCCGTTTAAGTTGGTCTAAAAGCAACGTTGATTTGTCAAAGTTATCTTGAATATAAGGCATAATAACCTTTTGCAAAGCATTGGTTACATCTGAAAGTAAAATTGTCATTTTTATTTATTCACCTCCTTTCTTTAATGAATTATTAATACTTTCCACTATATTTCACCCCTCAGGGCTTGTGCCATGAGTTCGTCTACATTACTGTTATCAATCTTGACCTCTTTAGGGGATTTCATTGCTCCCCCCTCCCGGATTGTAGACATCCCGGAGCGCTTAACCCGACCTAACTGTTGTTCCTTCCAAGCGTCAAGCTGTGGCTCATACTTGGCTTTATAGGCTAACTGTGGATCCTTAATCCCGGTGTCAGCCATGTACTGTAAGATTTCCTCTGATCTAAAAGCTGGTCGCCCATCTTTTCCGTCAATCTTGCCCTCATAGGTCTTACAATCATCTAGCAATCGTTCAGCAGCCCTTTCCCGTTGATACCAGCCTCTAAACTTGGTTTCTACCTTGCTGTCAATATCCTCATCAAGGATTAAACCTAACTTGCGGGCCGCTTCCTTAGCTTTGGCAACTGCAGTTGGGTCTAACCCCTCGCCCGTTTCCCTAGCTTGTACCTGTTGTCTTTTAAGGTTCTCTAACTCCTCCTGAGCTTGTCGTGCTGTTTTAAGCTCCTGAGTTGTCCGGGTATATTCGGGCCAGACTTTCTGAAAGTCGGTATTATATTTAGTCTGCATCTCCCGACCTAGTTTACCCAGACTTACGAGTTCATCCAACTCTTGTTGCTCGTATTCAACTTCTCCAACTTTTATCTTGTCTACCGGCTGTTCATCGGTAATAACTTTTTCATCTTGCTGATCCTCATCATCTGCGCCGTCAGCTGGGCGTTTGTCAAAGAAGTTTCCCATACTTTGTTTGTTTAGCAGTTCCTGTATTAGGACTGTCTAATTAATAATAATGAACTCATACTTAGTAAGAATATAAGTGCTAGAAATTGTACAGTCAAGTTTATGAGTATGATATTGTGCCTCTTCCTGACCATAAGTTGTCATAGGCTACATTGCCGTCAGCCCATTTAATAGCGGTATAGTTTGAAATAGTGCCGTCAATCCTTTTAATCTGCCACACCGCACTTCCCTCGTTTGATCCACAGTCTGCCTTACCTATGTAGGTTATGTCTGTGGTAGTTGTGCCGTCAATAAGAGTAACCTCTGGTACTGCGGGAGTTTGTGTAGTTAATCCTCCAAATTGGTTAGCAACTATACGGACAGTTTCAGCAGTTCCAGCAGTGCCGGAGTGTCCTAAGAGTGCCGGGAATTGGTTTTCGTCTTGAATAGCCTGCTGTTTTGCCACTATTTTATGAATTTGCCCTTACTATCACGCCTTGATGTTAGCTGGGCTTTAATTTGTTTAATCGTCTGTTCAGGCTCAGGTTCAGTAACTTGATTGGGCAGCCCCTCAATCTCAAACATCTCTCGGTCATCCTCTGTGGTAATGCGCCTTGCAACTAATCCTCTGGTTGATAAGAACTCACTAAACAACTTCTCGAAGTCCTGAATATTCTGCCACCCTAAGCTGGGATCAATAATAAAACTGTACTCTATTAATACTTTCATGCCATTGGTTCAACTTGTTCCGCTGGCTGTGGTGCTGGTGCTTCACCTTGTCCTGCTAGGTCTTTTAACGCCTCAACTACGCCTACCTTTGTACTGTTGACCATCTTGTCATCCATCTCTTGACCTAATGCCCCCGCTTCTTTTAACGCTTCAACTACCGCTACTTTCATCTGTGTTATCTGCTCCTCCGTTAGCGGGATAGCCTGTTGTCCGCTGTCCATAGCTTCCATAAACTCCTGAGTGGATCCGAACTGATACGTTTCAAGTAGCTTTTGGACCACGACCTTAACCGCATCCTGAGTAATAAGCCCCTGTCCGGCTAATTGCATCATAAAGTTAGCAATCTGTTGGGCGGTATCCTTTTTGCCTTGTGCGGTAAATCCTAGCCCTGACTCAATCTGAATATCTACGTTATAGTCTCCCTTTATTGGGACAATACCTTCGGGAATAGCAATATCCTTTTCATTACGCATATCAATACCGGCTTGCCCCATAATCTCAAAGTAATCTGGCTCGTTATCTTTTAAGGTCATAACAGTCTGGGGACTCATAAAGTACTTATCCCCAATATCTAACATTCTCTCGGTTATCAATTTGACAGTTTGCTTTAATTGATCAGTAGCTATTTTTAAATTGGCATACTCAGTAGCTTTTAAGTTCTCAATAGCCACCCCTGACTTAACCCCTGCTGGTAGTTGATTAAGTGCCGAGGTAGACGCTCCTTGTTCCTCAATGTTCTTTTCCAAAAACTCCATGTAATTAAATACATATCCGGGAACTGATGAAAGGTTAGCTTGTGTAGGAGGAGTAGCTTCGTACTCGGCAACCTGACCTCCGGGGATATTATTTATCTCAAACGTTTCACCCTTACGTTTCAACCACATACCCGCTACCATTGTATTCATAAATCTCTCAATACGTGAGGAGGCTATATCTAATGACTTATTAGCGGGGATAAAGCGCTCAATTAATGGAACTTGGTAAAGTGGGCCGGGTTCGTAAGTATATGACACAAACGGGTACTCTTTAAGATCAACATATTCGTCTAGTAACCAAATTCCTCCGGCTACAAATGAATGGCGTATAATCTCGTCACCCTTACTCTTGCCCTCCATAGCCCCATTCTTTTCGCCCATTTTCTTAGCATCCTCCCAGTTATCGTCTGACAAATACTCTTTATAAAAGCACTCTTTATTAATAAGTGTAGCAGCATAATCGCTTTCACTTCCTGTACCAAAACGTGCTTTCATATAAGCTTCTTTAATCTCGCTAGAGGCATACTTATTGTCGGGAGTAATTCGAGAGAGTTGTGCCTCGTCAAAGTTCTCGTTAGCTTTAATTTTGGCTATTAACTGTGGAACTGCTTTTATGATATAAGGACTGTCGTATAAGCTAGAAAGAGTGCCGTCTACGTATATATCAAAAGCATCAAACACCTGTGTACGGATTGCCTCGTCAACGTCATCTGGCCATACCTGTAAGTAACTAACGCCTTGTTTGGCGGCTAGTATTAACATTAGCGTCAACTTGCCCCGTAAGTCTTGGAGTTTCCATTCCTGCTCAACCCAGTTACCTGTCTTTTTAGCCACGTCCTTAGCCGCCTGTTGTGCCATTTGGAATCGTTGTGGGTCAGGGTAACTAATTTTGCTAACCTTTTCCGGGTATATAACTGGTATAGGTTCAGCCCCTAAAAGTAAATTAGCCACACCCCTAATCTGCCGACTTGCTTTAGGAATTGCCCTATTGGGTAAGTTAACCGACCCATCAGTTGCGTCTATAATCTTCCCCGTAGTCCTAGAGACATACCTAAAGTGAAAGCCGTCATCAAAGAAATTGTTATCGTACCATCTACGTTCAAAGCCCTTACGCTTCATTTGTTCGTGCTTGATAATGTTGTCGGTAATGTTTGCTATACCGAGTGTGGGAACCCGAGAGGTAATGGTGCGTTTATTTGGCATCTTTCTTAAATAGTGCTTTCGCTAACTTTTGTTTAATGCTAGTGTCTATTGGTTTAGGTACGTTTAACTGTTCTTTAATTAGTTTGTCGAACTCCTTATCACTCGCCTGTTCAACAGGAACTAAATCAGGTGGTTTTTGCTCTACCACTTCCTTTTTTATTATTTCACTAGCAGTGAACTCGGTCAAGTTTTTGGAAAGGATAGCTCGAATTAAATCCTTGCGCTCCTTAGCGGTGTGATATTCCTTGTACGCAATATAAAGAACAAGTGCGATTATTGTTAATGCTTCCATAATATAACTATATTTTCACCACCTTTCTAAATCAAGTTTATTATTACTTAATTAAATGTCTAACCTTCCAGTACCTAGAGAATGGATTGGGTATCCTAAACTGTGTGTATAAGTACCATACCTGATCTGGGCGTTGAAAAAACTCGTAGTTCTTATTAATAATCCAGATTGTAATCGGTACTTCGTTATCCCACTTAAACCCAATACTGTCCTCGTTAATCTCTAAATCCTTCAACTTAATACTCCGTACCAAACTCTTTGATAACTCTGTCCAATCCTTACGTTGTATGCCGACAGTTATCTCCTCTAAGTTTTTTAATAATGGATAGTTATGCACTACCTGCCACGCAGTTTCCTCTAGTAGGAAGTAATTGAGCTGGCATCGCTCTAGTATCTCGTCAAACGCCATCATTGCTGATGCTAATTGATCCGGCTCGTAGTAATGTTTACTCGAGTTCAACGTAGTCGTTGTTTTTACCATGTGTTGCCGTATATAAAGCCCTTTGTATCGGACTCATCTCCTCTACTGGCTTTTTAACTGTTAAAGGTTGTAAACTCCAAACCGCTAAAGCGTTTGAAATAACTATGTCATCGTTAAATCCTATCGGCGCTTCGTATCTTATCTTGCCCGATGAGGTCACGTCATAGGTGAAACTCTTTAGTTCGTTTATAGTTTCCGGGATATTAATTATGGATAATCTCTGCTGCTCAATCCAAATTGCCAACTTCTCAATAATTTGCTTCTTAGTTTCGTTAGTTAACTTAAATGGCTCAACAGGAACTCCGGCTCTTATTAAGTCATCAGCTATAGGATCTCCCAAACCCGTAGCATCTAGTATTACTAACCCATTGTTATAATGCTGACTAATCTCTTTAATCCACTTCTTTTGAAAAGGCCATTCTAGTTGATTAATCCGCTTCTGATAAACCTGTGAATTAGTAGCCCTGTCATATACTGATATAACAGTAAAATCCTGTACTTTGGCTAAGTCTACCCCAATAACGTATAAATGCCCTAGTATCGGCTCCTGCGGTGTAGCGTTAGCAATAGCGTCAACTCCTCTAAATACTACGCCAGAGTCATCTAAGAACTCGGCGTATACCTCTTGTTGTCTTACCCTCTCCGGCATTGACTTCAACTCGTCTTGAATAAGCTCTAGATTAAGATACGGGTTCTCAAACGTAGTGAAATGAAACGACTCATATTCAGTTTGTAATGGATCAATTCCTCTCTGGTATAGCTCGTGAAACAAACCCTTACCTTTAGGAGTTCCGCCTATTACTGAGATAGCTTTATAATCCCAAAGCATAGGTCTAATAGCGTTGTGCCATATATACTCGTTTTTAAGAATAATCCCAGCCTCGTTAAGAAATAACTTATCGTAGCCAAACCCCTCAATATTCTCCGGTCTATCGGCTGATCTAAAATCAATATATGAGTCAACTATATAAAGTATCTTCGCCTGTTTTTTCCAGTCCCAATACTCTTTTGGTAAATATCTTAGCTTTGGGATAAAATACCTCTCAACATAACGATCAATGTTAGTATTAACTGTGTCTACCCATAATCCCCTTTTAAAGAGCTTGTCTATTGCACTCTTAATAAAGTCATTAGCCGCACCATTAGTTAGTCCAAACCGCCTTCCCTTGCTGACGATTTTATATAGTGCCTTGCTATCAAATATTGTTTGTTGTTTCTCAAAGTTTTCAATAGGCAGATGGACTCGCATTGTGTCATTTGTTTTCTTTAACTATTACTACCTCTAGTTTTTCGCCCTCTTTTCCGGTAAGTTCTTGGCGTGTTGTTTCAATCATTCCATGATTCACCTTGAGCATTAACGCTATAATACTTGCATTGATTTCCTTACCTCCAAATATACCTGTCTTAACTAACTGCTGCTTTTGGATTGTCTTAATTCGTTTAATAGCGTCGGAAAACTCCCTATAATGTTTCGCCCATTCATAGAGTGTGTCTTTACTTACGTTTAGATGGATAGCTAAACCCTCCGTAGTTGCTATCTCCATATTCTCAGGAACAGCATATTTTATATATTCCTCTGTTTTCTCTAGTATTTGGTCGTTATATTTGGTTGGTCTACCTCCTGACATATTTAGATATATTTGTTTAGCCTATCCCCCGCTCTCCCCTACTCCGCTTTTTGCGGTGGGGGAGTGGTTTCAAGACTATCCCAACTATTAATTCCTAATCCAAAATGCCCATATCTAGCCGTTTCTAAGTAAAGCGGTTATCATCGTTTTAATAGAACTAAATAAGGGCTACTATTCCTAATCATCTCTCTAAGTATTGGATAAACATCACTCTCGGCATAGGGCTGGCAAACTGTTATATTCATTAGCGGGCGGAGTAAATGTCTTACGTCATGAGCATAGTGACTAAATCCGTCATGCATATAGTCAAAGTCCGTTCCCCCACCTATCATCTTAACCGGAGTTTTCTCATGGTTTATATAAGTTCTAAGTGCCTCGTAGGGTCGGTATATAAGAAACGGGGTTATTGAGTAGACAAACGGGATCCGCCCGTCTTGTGCCATTCCTATAGCTATATCCATCATTACCTGCTCGGCAGCGCCTACATTGATAAACCTATCTGGAAATCTATCCCGGATACTGTCCCACATCTTATATCCTAAGTCTCCGGTTATCAAGGTGATACGTTTATCATCCCGCATAACCTCCTCTAAACATTTAGCAAATTCACGTCTTATCATCTTTTCTTAAATATTACGGAGAAAGCTGTACGCTTGGCAAGGTCCACGTAATTTATAAGGACAACATCCGCCCCGTTAATACGATTAAGAATTTTAAGTTGGCAGCTGTCTAGTATCTCAGTTAAATTCATAATAACTCATGTGCTAATTTATAATCGTCCTTATTCATCACGTAATAATGTGCATCAACTCCCGCTAGAAATGGGAACTCCGATTCTGTTTTGTGTGGGACTATAAACACTCTCGGAAGGTGAGCTAATATCATTGTATTTAACAAATCCCCATTGGTTTCCTTATATGCCCCATACCCGTTATCGTTAAGGTGAATAATTAAGTTGTTAACGTTATGCTCATAGGCAACCCGTAATGCTTCCCAAACCGATCCCTCGGCACACTCTCCATCGGAAATAAGGCAATGCACTTTCCGACTGCGGTCAGATAATGCATAACCTAATGCAATCCCAATACCATGTCCTAAACTTCCGGCAGATGCCCATATTTTGTGATCGATATCACGATTCGGGTGAACCCCATGCTGATTGAATAGGTGGGCAGCATTGTATCCGTAGTGCTTCTCTAATACAACGTATAACGCAAGTGCGGCATGACCGGATGAAAGGATAAACGGCTCATCCTCTTTTTTCGTTGCGTATATACCTTCAATAATATCAACAGCTTGTAAACAACTGCCCAGATGGGACAATCCTTTTTTATAACTAATCTCAATTATTCTTCTTTTTAGATCTCTGTTCTGCATATTTATTTTTATAATACTCATACGTTTTGGTAAGCCCCTGAGTAAGCGTATGTTTAGCAGTCCAACCTAACAATCTTAATCGCCTATTATCCGCCACCCAATTATCGTTATCATAATTACGTGGGTTATTAAAAGGATCAAATTCTATCGTTTTTCCCGTTATTTTCTCTAAAATATTAACTACTTCTAAATTAGAATACTGTACCCCAGTTCCAATATTAATAGCCTTGCCCTTTAACCTGTCAGCGTTTTTAGTTACCCTTAATATTCCATCAATAAAGTCCTGCACATAAATCCAATCGTGTTTAGGTTCAAATACCACAGGCAAATGCTCCATGTTTAACAACCCTTTAATCATTGTGGGAATAAATCTAAATTCTGCCTCACCTTCACCATAAACCGAGAAGGGCCTAACAGTTACAATCGGCTTTGCGTATTGTTCTGCAAAAGCCCTACTCAGTAACGTAGAAGCCGCTTTGGTCGCTCCATAGAAGGTATTAGGCTCAAGTCTGTCATCTTCACTCATGGGCAAATCTTTTTTTCCATACTCGGAGCTTGACCCAAAGTTTATAAAAGCCTCGTAGTTAATTGATTTAGAGCAATCTAACAACAGAGCCGTTTTAATTACATTACTAGCTACAATGTCATTGAAGTCATATTGGTTTGAGTGATTACCATAAGCGGCTAGGTGAAAAATATAATTGGGGTTAATACTTATTAAAAACTCTTTTAATTCATTAGGTGAGGACAATAATGCTCGAGGAATAAACCCAGTCCGGATATTTTGTTCTAATAAACGTTGAACAAGGTGTTGGCCTATAAAACCGCTAGCCCCTGTAACAAGTGCCGTCTTTTGCTTCATACTGTCACTAAATATAGCAAGTTTTTATTTCCTGTCAAACCAATTTGTTTTAGAGGATCGTAGTCGTTCATTTCAATAAGTCATCTGGTAACTCATTAGTATTAACATTCTCATATTTAAGTCTCATCCTAGGGTAGGGGGTAGGGTACTTATCCATTACCATTTCCATTACAGTATCCCATTCTTTGATTGTAGGAACATACTTGAGTTTAGAATCAGAAAAGAAATAGGAAGCAACGGCAGGGGGGATAGAATTAAACTCTTTCATAGAAAGGATCATTTCTGTATATCAAATAACTAATCCCTTTGCCAAGACCATAGATTATGGATATTTGGAGTATCAAGCCTAATTCTGTTTTCTCTCAGAGGCTTTAAGTAAACCTGCTGTCCCAAACTGCTCCGACATTGGTGCAGAAGGCGTGTCCCCAAGTACGTTGGGAAGATCACCGCACATTTTAACTATCCCTAGCCTT